GGCGAAATCGACAAAACGGGTCCTCAAAAGGGAACAGTTCTGGCTGTTGGTCCTGGCATCAAGGACAAACACGGCAACCTAACACCGATTGACGTTGAACCAGGTGATGTTGTCGTCTATGCCAAAACCGACCTGCGTGAAATCAAGCAGGGTGATCTTGAGCTAATCATCGTACCAGCCACTGAGATCTTGTTCAAGCTTAAGTGAGATGTCTGTCATCACCGACACCGTTACTGAAATCAGTCTCGGAAAAATCCCAGCTCGGGTAGCACAGTATGAAGCACTTATTGCGGCAGCAGAGTCGATTTTCGAGTTGAAGGGTAAGGGTTTAGAGCAAGCTTGTAAGGAGCATGCTCAAAATCTAATGTTCTACAACGGGATGCTTCAAGAAGCAAAGATGGTTGAGGAGACGATTCGTGGAAGAGTAGGAGCCGTTGAGAGCCAACTGTTTGTAAAATATAACGAGAACAATCAACGGGCCTTGAGCCGATTAGACATTGGACAGTACATCAAAGGGGATCCAAAGTATGTGGCTGCTTATGAAATATTGCTTGAAGTCGTCTGTGTGGTGAAGCAACTAGACTCGATTGTTGAAGCATTAAAGAGCATGGGTTGGACATTGGGACACATAGTTAAGCTAAGAATTGCACAACTCGAAGATGTCACTTTATGATAGCAGAACCAGTATACGAGAAGACATTTTGTTCTGTTTTTGCCAAAAGTGGAGACACTATTTACATTGAGTATGAGTTTGCTGATGGACGCTATGCAAAATTTGATTATCTGGTAGTTAAAACCAATTGGTATACGAAGGAAGATTCTCGAAAATTGGCTGAAAGTTTTTTAGCACAAAAGAAGCGCGTCAAACTACCAACCTTTTGAGGGATCATATGAAACACGAGAGTAAGTATAAACCCCACCAGGGAAAACAAGAGATGGCCCGACGAGTTAGCAAAATTAGAGCTCTACAAATCAAGCGTGGGGAGCGGGTAGTAACATATCTTGAGGTTGAAACCGGTGAACTAGCAGCGAAAGATACTCAACAAAATAAATGAGCAAATACTTTCACCCTGAAATTTTGTCTCTTTCACTCGATTCAACGACAAACCAGAAGATTGAGCAGATCATTCAAGCTTTTGATGCCAATATGATGCTAGGTGCAGCGTGGGATTGCCTGAGTGAAAAGAAGCAAGATATATTCAAAGTCAAACTGAGCCTGATCATCGAGGGATCATGAGAGATCCACTTAGTTACGTTGTTTTTGAGATGGGTATCTATCGTCATCGCATCATGGGAATTTTTAGCGTACAAGAGGTTGCTGAAGAGAGAGCTAGAGAGATTGCAGAGGATAATGATAGCTATCATAATTATGTTGTAGCATGTGCTAAACTTGATTATGCGATCAATGACATCACTGAAATCTGTCGCTTCCGAAAGCAAAAAGAAATTGTCACTCGGGAAAAAGCAGTTCCTCCTAGTATCGGGATTGCACCTCCACCTCCTGGTGAGTATTACGCTTATCCTGTGAATTAGTATGGCGACGACCGTTGTTCGTATCTCGGAAGAGTATGATGTTTATATCGGACGAGGTACCAAGTGGGGGAATCCCTTTGTGATTGGGAAGGATGGAACTAGAGATCAAGTATGTGACAAATTCGAAGAATGGTTTCCCCTCCAGCATGAGCTGATAGCTCAACTTCATGAACTAAAAGACAAGCGAATCGCCTGTTTTTGTAAACCAAAAAGATGTCATGGTGATTTTTTAGCGAGTTTAGTCAACGAATGAGAGTTCTCTGGTTCATATTTTTGTTATCAGGGTGTGCTTCTCTTCCGAATTCGTTTGACGTGCTTGATAGTAATTATGTTGACTCTCAGTGTGTTCATGAACTTTTATGTGAGATCGTATAACTAAAAGAATAATATTCGATCACTTGAAATTTAGGTAAGATTGATCTATATTAGATCCGATGAGGAGGTATTATGCAGGTAATGGTCGAAATGCTGGAGCGACAGGCTGGAAGACTAAAGTGAGTGACCACTCTGAGTGGGTCGTAGTCCCTTGTGTGGACACCCACACTGTAGGTCTTTTCAACATAGCGATCAACAAGAGCGCCAATCTTATCCGTATTCGTCACGCTACCGGTTGGCTCGCAGTAGAGATGCCCCTTACCGCTTTTCGCGCAGCTTACCAAACCCTACCAAACGAGCACAAATAAAACAATGAACCAAGTCGATCACATTCTCAGGAAAGGTGGGCCGCGCGAAGGAGTCGCTTGAGTGGTGGTTGATGTCCACAGCAACTCGATCGAAAAGATCGTCATGATCCCGTGAAATTCGTGAATAATCGCTAGGATCTTTATGCAATGTACGATACACGTTGAAGATGAGGTCAACTGCCGAATCGGGGGATTGCGGCCAGAGCACCTAGAGATGCTCTGGGATAAGATGGGCGTCTTTGTTGATGGCTACTTTCACATGCCCGCATTTCAGTTACGTCGATGGGATGGAAAGATTAGGTTCTTTGAGAAGACAGGTAAGACTTACATCAAACTGATCGACAAGATCCTCCCGTTTCTCACTCACTGGGGTTATGAGGTTAATCTGGCCGACAAGAGACTTCCAGCTCCTGTCATCACCGATCGGATCGACAAAGATCTCTTCGGTGATTTACACAGCTGGGAACTCAGACCCTATCAAGTCGACGTTATTAACGCTCTTCTTGAAGAGGGTTCAGGCTTCGCGATCTGTGCAACGGGGTCGGGTAAGACGTCAATGTGTGCAGCTCTCTCGCTAGTACTTCACCTCAATCAATTACAAACTCTCGTCATCGTTCCCTCCACAGATCTAGTAGCACAAACAGTGGCTGAGTTTCGAGAAAAACTCAAAAATTTCCCCATTATGATTGGGGAGTATTCTGGGGGCACCAAGGACATTGATCACCCGATTGTCGTCGCGACCTGGCAATCTCTTCAAAACGTTCCACACTACATCTCATTTTTCCAAGCGGTAATCGTTGATGAGGCCCACGGAGCTAAAGCTACTGTAATCAAGGACCTGATCAACGTTCACGGTAAACACATCTCCCATCGCTACGGGTGCACAGGAACCTTTCCAAAGCCTGAATGTGATCAGTATAGCTTGCAACTCTCGATCGGTCGTATCGTGTGTGAGGTACCAGCCAAATGGTTGATCGAACAAGGGTATCTCGCCGAGATCGAGATCGATCCAATCGAAACAATTGATGAAAATCCTGACTTACCTGACTACGCTTCGGAACGAGCCTATCTCACCAGACATCCAGAGAGAACAGAAGCCTTAGCCAGAGAAATCATGAGAGCCCGCGACCAATACGGAAACACTCTCGTGCTGATCAACACGCAATCTCTCTTAACAGGGCGTGAGTTGAATGATTTAATTCCAGACTCCGTTTATCTTGACGGAGGCACCGTCAACGCTGTTAGACAAGAAGAGTATGCGAAGTACGCTCAGCAAGACGGGATCATTACGATCGCATCGGCGGGAATAGCGTCAACCGGCATTAGTATCGACAGAATTTTCCTACTCATTTTGTTAGATCCGGGCAAATCCTTTATTAAGTGCATTCAAGCGGTCGGTCGAGGAATGCGCAAAGCAGGAGACAAGAAGAAGATTAGAGTGTGGGATGTTTATTCGAAGCTTAAATATTCGAAGAAACACTTCAAAGATCGGAAGCGTTATTATTCTGAGGCAGGCTACCCCACAAACCTGATTAAAAAGTTAAAATACTAATGATTGTGTTCCTGCAGGTCTGCATACTGTTATTCATGTTCTGGTATCTCGGTCCAGAGGTCCGCTGGATCACGCTGGGATTCTGTAGCATAGTGTACTTAATCTTATATCCTTTATCGTGGAGTTCAGAATTTCCCTGCTCATTTTGCTAAGTGTACTTCTCTTGAAAGGCCTGTTATAATTCATAAAATCTCTTTTCTTAAGGTGTCTATCTGGAAATCCTCCCTGACTATAATTTTCCGTATCGAGTTGACGATGTTAACGGGCCGATCGCACCCAAGTACTCTTGGTTTTATGATGCCGAGGTGAACGATTTTCTTCTGCGACCAATTCGCTTCCTCGAAGAAACCGTTGGAATGGTTGTCAAAACAATGATCAACGGTCATGTGTTTGATATTCCTGCGTCCTGGAATATCCTCGTGGCTGAAGAGGAGACTAAGCTGATCGACACTATTCAAATCTCAAAGTGTGGATCGAGTAACTTCAAGGCCCTGTTGGTGCGACCTGATCAGAGTGACTACGTGCTGTCACCAATCGTGTTAATTGATCTCGTGATGGAAGAAACATGCGTTCACACGATGATTCCGAGGATGCACATGATGCTCTGTCCGGCGGGAACTTATCAAAACGATCGCAAGAGAACTAATCTAAGTTACTCTTGTTTATTGTCACCACAAGATCTTGGAAAGCACATGATCGGAATGACGGTGATGGAGGTAGTAATTGGATAAGTATATGAAAACCCGAGGCAGACCCAAAGATAAAGCTCAGCGAGAAATCGAACCAGTTAATAACTCAACACGAGGACGAGGTCGGCCTGTTGGAAACACAGGGGTACAATGGACACCGGATCTTATTGCTAAGTTGGCGCGCGAGCAAAGAGCAGGCAAGTCACTCAGGTTGCTAGCTCTTTCTTGCGGTGTAACACGGGAGAGAGTTCGACAAGTTCTTCAAAAGGCTGGTTATGAAACGGCTGGATATAACGCTCCAAACAAATTGAAGAGCCGGCGGGCGCTTCGAGAGTTTACAAAAAAAAATAATTTCTCTAAGCGTATAGAAAAGGCTTGGAGCATGACTCTCGAAGATTATCAATCTCATGTGCAAGCTCACGGATCACCAAATTTAGATATGTCTCCGATGAATCGCTTTAGACAGCAGCGAAATTCGGCACATAGAAATAATATTCATTGGGATCTCCGATTTTTGGAGTGGTGGAAACTTTGGTGTGATTCTGGAGTTTGGAATCAACGGGGACTTTCTGCTGAACAATACGTGATGGGGCGTTTTAATTGGGCAAGAGGATACATAACAAACAATTGTGAAATTCGCACCCATC